CGTGATTTGAAGATAGCATTAGCTGAGTCGGTGGAAGCGCAGCAACAAGATAAGATAGAGAATCAACTTGCTATCGCTGAATTGGTAGAGACACTACAAACCAAGGGGGTTTTATAATGGCTAAACTATACTGGGATTTAATTAAAATGAATTTGAGAACAGTTGACCAAGTGCCAATGCTGTGGCGAGAAGCCGTTCAAGCATTACTCGATAACGAAAACAAGTAGACGCAGCATAAGCTAGCGTTATTTTTTATGCCTTTGAAAGGAGAAAACACATGCAAAACATCCCTTTAAGAATCATTGATGATGACTTTAAATTGTTAGGGGAGGTAGATCGATACTCATCAGCTCAAATCGGTATCTCATGGTCAGGTATTGGAGAGCTAGAGCTTCAAATCAACCGATACCTTCAACATGCTGACAAATTGGTCAAAGGCAATATAATCTTCCCTTACAATCGATTAGACCAAGCTTATATCATTAGGCATCGAGAAATAGAGCTGGACGAAAACGGCAAGCAAACAGAGAACTGGAGCATTAAAGCCTTGTCTCTAAAAACTTTCACATCTCAGCGCCTTATCTATCCGGCAGCAGGCAAGACTCATGAAAGTGTGATAGGGAATGTAGAAACAGTCATGCGACATTTTGTGAACACGCAGATGATTAATCCGAGTGATCCATCTCGTATCTTTCCACGATTAGTGCTAGGCGCTAATCAAAATAAAGGTACAGCTATTGAAGAAAATTCAAGGTATGACTCATTAAGTGAAAAGCTCACCGAACTATCAGAGCTTCATGGATTGGGTTGGAACATTGAGCTTGATCTGAATAATAAACGCTTTGTATTCGTTGTGAAAGAAGGAAGAAACCTAGTAGCCAATCAAACAGGGCTTCCACAAGCTATTTTCTCAACAGAGTTCGAGACGATTGAATCCCTCGAATACACCGAAAGTGATTTGGATTATAAGAACTTCGCAGTCGTAGCAGGGCAGGGAGAGGGCATAGAGCGCAGGATTATCTCCATTGGCGATGCTGTAGGTGCTGACCGTTATGAAATGTTTGTGGATGCCAGGGATGTATCAGAGGAAGACGATGAGGGAAATCCACGTCCGGTTGAAAAGGTTGTAGCTGATTTAAACAAGCGTGGGAACGAAAAGCTGTCAGAGCATGCTCAAGAAATTTACTTAGGTGGTCAGATACTAACTACATCAAGATTAGTCTACGGCAAAGATTTCAGCGTAGGTGATGTGGTTACTGTTCGTGATAAGGGCTGGGGTGTTACGATGGACACTCGGATAACTGCTGTAAAAGAAATTTATGAATACGGCAAGCGAAAGATAGAGGTCGTGTTTGATAATGATAAGCCTACTTTTATCAGTAAAATGAGGCGTGAAATTGATGCATTGAAATATGAGTTGAAGAAGTAAACGCAGCGTAAGCTAGCGTTATTTTTATTGTCTAATTAAACAGGAAATACCTACCTTTTTGTCGAAATATCTCAATAGGAGGAGATGACTATGCGTGGAAGAGTGGAAATGATTAATTTATCAAAAGGTTTTATAGCTGTTAGAACAGAAAATGACGAATTTTCTGTTGTGGAAATATTAGATAGTTATTGTCCAGAATTAGGTGCAATTTTAATAGGTCCTTTAGAAGAATTAGGTGGCGAAACATTAAAGTGCATAGATGACAGTACAGAATTTGATGTTTATATCCAAGATATCCATTCCAATTATTCAAATGCTAAAAGCATGCTGTCAGCTTACTAAAAATTGTTTATTTAAACGAAGGAGTGTTGTTTATGAAATATCAGATTGAGTACATTTATGGTAATTTACATGATGAAAAAAGTGGGATAGTTACAGTAGATGCAGTAATACCAAAAGATTCAACAGCTGCAGAACAGAATGAAATTTTTAAACCTCTCATAGCGAAAAAAACTGGACATTTTGATATAAAAATAATGAGCTATGAAGAAATTTAATTAGCTAACAGGAACACTCTCGGTAGAGGGTGTTTTTATATTGTTATCTTTTAGCGCCATGAGAGAAATCGAGAAGGGAAACGGTACATTGTACTGAACCTCGATGCTTCTCATGGCTTTTTATTTTAAATAGGGCAAAGGATTGGTGATGTAATGGATCCAGTAACGACGGTAACAGCAGCAAGTCAGATAGCAAATTCGCAAGTAGTTTGGTCAATCCTGTGTATTTGTTTAGTGGTTTATGTTTTTTGGAACTCTGCCAAACGTGAACAAAAACTCATGGAAAATTTAGAAGCATTAACAGCAGCCCAAGGTGAACAAGCTAACGCAATGCGTGAAATTAGCAAAAGTTTAACATCGCTTGAGGGCCGTATGGACCGTATGGAAAAACACATATTTTAGGAGGAACTATACATGAAAATCAACTGGAAAGTACGATTAAAACACAAACCATTTTTATTAGGTGCATTTGCTTTGCTCCTATTATTAGTACAACAGATTGGGGCGCTAGTAGGCTATGACACAACAATTTATAACGAGCGAGTTACAGAGTTATTTAACACTGTGCTCGCTTTTTTAGTGCTAATTGGTGTGGTTGTTGATCCAACTACAGAAGGTACGAGTGATAGCGAACAGGCTTTAAAATACGAAAAACCAAAGGATGATGTGAAATGACTAGTGTTACAACAACATGCCGTGATCCAAGGGAATTAACAGCAGCCGCACAAACAGCCTGTCAATTGCTCTTTCAAGAATGTTATAAGGCAGGTATAGACTTTATATTCATCACAGAGACATACCGCAGCCAAGAGCGCCAAAATTACTTATATGAGCAAGGGCGAACGAGACCAGGGCAAGTAGTTACCTGGACACGCAATAGCAACCATACATCACGTAGAGCTTGGGATATTGCTGTAGCACCACCACGAAACCTGTATGATATTGCCACACTTTCAAAAGTGGGTGCAATTGCTAAAAAGCTAGGTATCACTTGGGGCGGATATTGGGAAGCAGGAAAATATGATGCACCTCACTTTGAAATTTCTACAACATGGAAGATGCATAATGGCTATAAATTAGAGGGACAAGTAGTAGTACCGACAAGCAGCGCTGTAAAGGTACAGCTTATTGGAGATACACAAAAACCAACCGAAAAGGATGATGACACAATGAAATTCACAAACGAGACAACTAAAGCTGCAGTACGTGATTACATCAAACAAGCAGTAGATAAAAAGCTAATTGATAAGTCACACCTAGATAAATTTGACGCTGGCACATTAACTGGCGGGGATTTTGAGGGTTTGAAGATCATTATTACACAGAGATATACAGTTTGAATAATATTTCATATATGGTAGCTTTAATAAGCTATTGAATTAAAGAAACCCAGCAATGATTTATCATTGCTGGGTTTCTTTTAACTTACTTTCAAGAATGCCCAATGGAATAAAGTCTTGATTTGGTAAACCTATTCTTGCATAGAAATTACCAAATTGCTGATTTAATAGTTCTCTATGAGGCGTATTTAACCTTAGTCTCTTTCCATAATGTTTTTTAAACTCATCAAGAAGAGAGTACGGAATTGTAAAGATGGATGATAGGTCAACTATTTGATAATTTAATGATAATGAGCCATCTTCAGATACATAATCACCTATTATTGTATATCTAGGTCTTTTACCTGAGTGAATTTCTTTAAGGAATCCTTTCCTAGAAGTAATTTCAGGTGCTAATTCTCCTATAAAAGCATCTACTAATTCTGCTACTATGACATTTTCTGGTGGTTTATTTTCTAAATCGCACGCTTGGTTCAAAACTACATAGTTTGCTGACTCTATCTGAGTGTCTACACCTTTGATTTTCCATAAAGGTTCATCTGCAGAATATTCAATACTTGGTTTTACTGTAAACACAGGAGCATTTAAGAAGATGTCTCCTTGACTTAATTCAACTTCTGGATTAATTTCTACATACCAAGTGGTCTTCAAAAGACTAACAACTCCTTACGCTAACGGTCTACTTTTTCGTGTTGTCACGGTAAAAGTAGATTGGATAGTATCTACTACATTACGTCTCTTCACAAGCATTTCTTCATTGGACTCTTTCCATGCATTAACCTCTAATATAGGTTTACGTGGTAATACCGAAAATTCAGATGGCAAAACGTCAACTGTTCTTTTGCCAGATTGTAACACCGGTTTTTGAACCTCCTCGTTCAAAATTATCGTATTGGGAACAATTTTCTTTGTTTTCCTCATAGTATATGCAAATATATTACTTTTATATACATGTACATTACTTGCTGGCCAATTTTCATTCTGTAAATTTCGTTGGTTTTCAGAAGGAACACGTTTATTATCAATAGAAGTTGTATAGCTAATACCATGTGTAGGAACAGCTAATAACAATGAACCACACATAGCTAGAGATGATACTTTACTTAATAATTGTGCTTGCATTGTTTTCTCCTCCTTTTATTTAAGTAGAATTGGAATGTGAAATTCAGCTACTTTAGAATCATCAAAAATGATTTGTAGCGTGTATAACCCAGATCCTTCGAAAACAATTTCACTAAACTCCATTGCAATGGTAGTTCCTGAAAGACTTTTAGATGTTTCTTTTAAGTTTTCATTCTTTTCTAAAAAGAAAGGTTCTGTTTCAAAAAGTTCCTCTCCCACAGGGTTTTTTAATATAACATAGCCATTATGGTCGACACTCCCTGAAAAATCAGTAATTGAAAATATTATTCCAAAAGAAAAGGTTCCGTCTTCAACCTCAATTTTGGGCATAATATTAAGCACTCTTGGATTACCATTTTTAAAGTCACTAGATTGACAAAATGCAAAGTTTGTTATTTTAGGCATTATTATACCTCCAGATATTACTATATAATACATCATACTAATATTATCTAAAAATATTAGTATATACTGTTCTTCATTATAGACTAAATATGTGTATTATATCTATTAATTTTTATTAAGATTACTATACATTAGATACAAATAAATTTGTACAAACTTTATTTCTACATATACTACTCTAATTCCTTCTACTTTTTTAATTACCAAGAACATAAATATTTTCTCTAACAAATTTGGAGATGAAGGACAGAAGTATAGTTGGAGATAATCACATGGTCTCAATTTAATATATATTAAATCAATTCCCAGGTACTCAATTAATTTTGAGCCTGGGCATTTTGTGTTTATTCACTTTGTAATTCCTTTTCTTTTGCAGCAATTAGTTGTTTTAATTCCTCCAAGTCCTCGAAATCAGCATATTTATTAATATACGTTTTAGCAGAACTCTTCGCTGATTGTTTCCTTGTTTTATCTCTATTTTTTTCTCGATAAGCCTGTGTAGCACGTTTTTGTGCTTCAGATGTTTTGTTATCAGGCACCATTATCTTCTCCTTTTCAAAAAATATACAACGATATTTACAATGACTAATATTACACACAATGAGTAGATGGCTATCATTGAGTAATCAAAAAACTTCGGCTCTTTCCAGTCAACCATATCAGTTAAGATATACAAAGCGAATGCTAAAGCAACAACATATCCAATATTTTTCATAATAACATGGATGTGATAAGATTATAGGGAAGGAGGCGCTAACCTCCTTCTAAGAGTTACTTGCGACGATTCTTCTTCCCGGGAGAGCGTCGCTTTTCTTTTTTCTTACTTTTCATATCGCTTATGTTTTTCGCTGAACTTGTAAGCAAGTTTGCGATTGTTGCGATAGCTACTAGGTAAGCTAGAATCTTATCATAATCCACCTTGTTCACCTCCTTTCTATACTTTCATTATATACCATGGTATATAATGAATCAACCTTTAAATTCATTTATTTACCACAAAATCTAATTTATTTCATTGCCAAACAACAAACGTTTGTTCTATTATCAATACAAACAAACGTTCTGTTGAAGGGGAGATTAGAATGACAGCTAAAACAAAAACACCAACAAAGAAAAAAGAGCCGAAACACCCTGAGCGAGATGAATTCGATTTAGAGGAAATTGCAAACACCCTAACTGAAGTAATGCAGGGTAGTCAGACAAAAACATTTGCTATCTATAAACAGGAAGATCCACTATCAGGGACCGTTACAAAAATGGATGCAAACACTAAATTAATCCATATTAAAGATAAGTACATGAATATTCACAAGGTACATTTCTTAGATATCCTAAAAATTTCAGATATCGATTAATAATGGAGAGTGATTTGTATGTTACATGATCGTGGGAATATGAAATGGACATCATTGATGCTGCCTGAGCATTTAGTTCAGCTGAAGGAATGGAAAAAAGAGCAATACCATGATGAAAAGCGTGACTTAACTGAGTGGGAATTAGAGGAGATTGAGCAAACTATACAGCGAGCGTTTAAATTGAGGAAATGGGTTAAATTAACGCTGTGGGACCACAATAAACTACACGATCATACAGGGCTGGTAACTGGTACTGATACGTACAAAAAAGAGTTACTATTAGATACAGATTTATCTATAAAACGAATTTCATTTGATCTTATTCAAAAAGCAGCATTGGTTGACGAGGATGATTAATCCAGAGCAACGAAAGATGGTACACAAATACTTGTTAATAGAACTAGCAATAAAGTCGCTACAGGTTGATTACTTAAAAGTAGAGCAATTTAAAATGAGAAAAGTCTTTGTGCCATTAATGGATTCTTTATTAAAAGAACTACGACAGGAGTATTTTGAGCTCAAGAGGCAATTGTTCCAACAAAGGATACGAGTCGTCGGATGGACGACTATAGACGAGTATTTTAGTGATGTACAGGTTGCTACTGCTGGGGATGATGTAGTACTTCGGTATGCTAATATGGCTTTGAAAACAAAGGTTGAACAACTATTGATAAATCATATAAACAATACCCAGGCGCTCGAATGAGTACCTGGGTATTTTTTTTGCTTATATAGAGTTTTGATAGATATTTACTGGAATAATTATGTATTTTTTGAAGAGTTTTGTTTATTCTAGAAGGTCTATTATTAAAATGTACCAATTAAACAACACAGGGAGGAAATTATTTATGTCAATTAATAATGGAAATACTGATTTTAATTTAAGCGTTTCACAAACAGGGGAGAAGAGTTTAAAAGTATCATGGAGTCGTAGTGGTGGTATTGGTTATAATGGTCGTATTGACATCCAACGTCCTGGAGACGGCCAAATTGTTTATTCTAAGACATATAAACAAGATGATAAAAAGGGATCTTTCACATTTGAAGTTCCGTACTTTGGGGAATATAAAGTTCATATTAAGTCTAACAATGGTCAAACGTACGACTTTATTTATCGCAATGTATTCTTAAAAGCTGTAAAGGAAAAAAAATACACATACAAAGCAGCTGATGTGAAAAAAGTTGAAGATGGTGAACTATTCCTATTAGGAGCTATCACAGGTATTGGAATGTATGCTTCGATGTTGGGTTCGGTTCTTTCTATATTCTTTGGTACAAGACAAGCTGCATCAACAAAAATTACATTCCCTAACCCACGAGCAGGTGATACTCTGACGACAACCTATACACCTGTTATCGGGGGAGTACAAACAGTAGTCAAGTTTGTTCAAAAACCTTATAAAGATAAATTTGGTAATTCATTTAGTGGTGGTACTTACACTTCAGCGCCAACAGTTGCTAAATATATCACTTATCCAAAATAAATAAAAGAAAAGCACTTAATGATTAATTAAGTGCTTTTGCTTTTTTTAATCGTTTGAAATTAAAAGCTATGTCAATAATCAAAATTATATAAAGTACAATAGAACCGTTTAAAGTTATTGAAGGTAGAGGTAATATTACATCCCTAACCAGTATTAACCAAATAGTTGTTGATATTAAAACAAATGAATCCAATAAAATAACCATTAAATGTTTGTGTTCTTTAAAAATAAAATTAAATACAATTAATCTTACTAAAATTGGTGTTGTTAAGAAGTAAAACGAATAAATCTGTGTAATTTGTTCTGGGCTCACATTATCTCTCCCTTAAATGTAAAAATTTGAAAATAATACTAAGTATACAGTATAATAAAGTTAAGTAAAAGAGAACTTATGTTCTCTTGGGGGTGGTTTACATGGAGTATGTAGAGTTAACTAAATCAATAATGGAATTGGGCTTTCCAGTTGTTGTTTCTACATTTTTACTTGTTAAATTGGACAAGAGTATGAAAAACATAGAAATTGCTATTGTTAATTTAACAAATGAACTTAAGAACTCAATATCCAGGAATAAGGACTAAACAGAGGATAAATCAAAAAGGGCAAACATATAGGGCAAGGGGAAAATGATATGAAAACGAACGCTCGTGAAGTTGATAAATTAGTAGAAGAACATCTAAAAATGTACCCTTACATTAGTAAAGAAAGAGTAGGGGAATTGACTATAGATCAAAGAATAGCAATATGTATTGATGAATTGTTAAGTATATTGCCAGAAAAAGAAGTTACATTTATAAATTTTCGATACATAAATGGATGGACAATAGTTAAGGTAGCCCAAGAAATGAATTACAGCCAGCAGATGATTTATGTTATTCGTAAAAAAGTGTTGATGAAAATCTATCTTGGGATAAGTCATTTACTTCATAACGAGGAAAAGTGTAAGATGAAACAGTGTTAGTCATAGAGTTTGTCTAAGAATCAATTTGCCTATTTGGCTATTTTTTTATCATTGAAAAAGAACATACGTTCTTTTTCAGGGTATAAACTTTAGAGAAGATTAAAATGGTAGCTAAAACATATACAAAAAAGAGAACCAAAAAATTTTATTAGTACCTTGTCTTTTAAATGAATATATGTTTTACTATATTTAGTATAGAAAGCAATTTATAAAATCCCATCAAAAATAGCAATCAAATAACTTAATTATATGGACTGAGAGAAGCACTCCAGAGCGAGCAGATTATTGAAAGATAATCGTCGTTTTTGGTGTGCTTTTTTTGTTGAAAAAACACTTGATAATCAGAGTAATTTGTAATAATATATTTTATAAGATTAATTCATGTCTTATATATTAATTACATATAATTCCACAGGAAAACCCTGGGATGATTCTGATTATCAAGCGATAGTCTATTTCATTCCGGGGTTTTTTTGTTTTTAAAAAACTGCCTCCATCCAGGAAGCAGTTAACATAAAATGTATATTCAGAACAGAATTCTGATAGGAGTGATTAAAAAAATACAAAGTGACAGGCCTTTAAATAAATTTATTACCTAGGTTAAAGAAAATTCTATCTCGTTTTCATTTAAATCAAGTTCGACTACCAATGCTGCTTTAATTGCGTCTAATAATTCTTGTTCTATACTAACTTTAAATGTGACAGGAATTGAATCCAGTAAATATTTAATTTTATCCGGATAAGTAGGACTAATATAAATTTCTCTTATTTCATTAAATTCTTCCCATAGCTTTGCAGAGCATCCAAAAGTCATATCTAACAACTGGTTATTATGTTGTATATCGGCTGAGATTGTCAGGTAATAATTGCAGATATTTGGGTTATCGCTTCTATTGATTTCAATTACTTCAAAATCATATTCAAGTGGTTCTTGAATGAAAAGATCGTTTGGTTTTATTTTAAGAAAATTACAAAGCGTATCAAAAGTGTCAAATTGAATACCTTTACTTTGGTTTTGATTTAGCGCTGTTAATGTCGTGCGAGATATTCCAGTCCGTTTTGATAATTCGCTAATTTTTATATTTCTCTCTGCTAATAAAACAGCTAGATTGCATTTAATCATTTTATCACCTCTTATTGACTATTGTATTGTAGTCTGAACAAAAATTAAAGTTTTTTTACTTTTTTGTTGACAGTTAAACTATGGTAGATTATATTTAAATTATATCTATTTGTCCAGAATGCTGAACAAATAAGGTTGAATAAAGAGGAAAGAGGGTGTTGTTGTGCAAAATAATTTCCGAGTAATATTGGCTAAGAAAGAATTAACTATTACAGAAGTCTCAAAGGTAACAGGAATATCTAGGTCCACTTTAAATTCTTTGTTTTACAAAAGAGCGAAAGGGATTCAATTTCAAACTATGGTAGCATTGTGTAAGTTTTTAAATTGTGAAGTAGGGGATTTATTCGAAGTTGAAAAGGAGGCAGTATAAATGAATCTTACATTAGCAACACAAGATCAATTTAATTCTGTATTATGTGACTTTTATAGAAATGAAAATGGTGAAGTATTTATGACAGCATTGCAGTTATCTGAATCACTTGGGTATGCAAGCAAAAGTAGTTTTGATAGTTTAATTTCACGAAATGAATATGTAAAAGACGAGGAATTTTCAGCTACTTGCAAATTGCAGGCACCTGATGGTAAGCGATACGAGACACGTATTTTTTCTGAAGATGGCATTTATGAAGTATCTATGCTATCAAAAACTAAGGTTGCTATAGAATTCCGTGCATTTGTCCGTAAGACACTTAAAGCTTTACGTAAGGGTGAAATTGTGTTGATGGAACCACAAACAATAGACTCAGAATTAGAAATTAAGAAGATGCGGGCTGAGGCAATGCTCAACAATAGTCGTACCCGACAGGCGAAATTAATTTTAGACATGCAAAAGAATAAAACACTATCTCCTATAGCCATTGAATTATTACAAGTGAATGCTTTGGAAGTTTTAAGTGACCAAGCTATTGATTATCGTCCAGAAGTGGAAAAATCCTATACAGCAACTGATATAGGAAAAAAGCTAGGAATCTCACCTCAAAAGGTTGGAAGCCTTGCCAATAAACATAACCTTAAAACAAATGAGTATGGTTATTTTGCGTTGGACAAGTCCCCTTATAGTAATAAACAAGTAGAAACGTTCCGATATTATGAGAAAGGTCGTAAAAAGATACAGGATATTCTTAAGGGAGAAGTTGGTTAA